GTATTGGTTAAATCCTACTTCTTCGGAGGTTCACACATTGAATTCGATTTCAGTGATATTAGACCAAAGGGTGCAAGATTGATTACATCAGGCGGTAAAGCTCCTGGTCCTCAACCACTCAAAGAATGTCTTATTAAAGTTGAAGGAATTTTAGATTCCAAACAAGATGGTGAAAAATTAAGACCAATTGAAGTACATGACATTGTTTGTCACATCGCAGATGCGGTATTGGCTGGTGGTATCAGAAGAGCCGCACTTATTTCATTATTTTCGGCAACTGATGAAGAAATGATTGGTTGTAAAAGCGGTTCTTGGTGGGAAACAAATCCACAAAGAGGTAGAGCTAACAACTCTGCGGTGTTAATGAGACACAAAATCACAAAGGACTATTTTATGGACCTTTGGAAAAGAATTGAGGCAAGTGGTGCTGGTGAACCTGGTATCTACTTATCAAACGATAAAGATTGGGGAACTAATCCTTGTTGTGAAATTGCACTTCGTCCTTTCCAATTCTGTAACCTAACTGAGGTAAACGTATCAAATGTAGTTTCACAGGAAGATTACGAAGACAGAGTTAAAGCCGCTTCGTTCATTGGAACGCTTCAAGCGGGATACACTGACTTCCACTATCTTAGACCTATTTGGCAGAGAACAACAGAAAAAGATGCGTTAATTGGAATTTCAATGACGGGTATCGGTTCAGGAGCTGTTCTTGGACTTAATATGAAGTCGGCGGCTAAAGTTGTGAAAGAAGAAAATAAAAGAGTTGCTGAACTATTAGGTATCAATCCTGCGGCTAGAACAACAACAGTTAAACCAGCAGGAACAACGTCTTTGACTTTGGGAACTTCAAGTGGAATTCACGCTTGGCATAATGATTATTATATCAGAAGAGTAAGGGTTGGTAAAAATGAATCAATGTATTCTTACTTGGCAGTCAATCATCCTGAACTTATTGAAGATGAATATTTCAGACCACACGACACTGCGGTAATTGGTATTCCACAAAAATCACCTGAAGGGTCAATCTTGAGAAACGAATCTCCAATTCAATTACTTGAACGAGTAAAGAAAGTTCAACAAGAGTGGATTAAACCAGGTCACAGAAGTGGTTCAAATGCTCACAACGTATCTGCAACAATCTCAATTCGTGAACACGAATGGCCTGCAGTTGGTGAGTGGATGTGGGAAAACAAGGAATATTATAATGGACTTTCAGTTCTTCCTTATGATGGAGGAACATATATTCAAGCACCTTTTGAAGATTGTACTAAAGAAAAGTACGAAGAGCTTATGAAGGCATTACATGATGTGGATTTGTCTAAGATTGTAGAATCTGATGACAACACTGATTTAAGTGGTGAAGTTGCTTGTGCAGGTGGTGCTTGTGAAGTAAAATTTGTATAATGGAAAAACCAACAAATAGTCAGGGGGAGAAGTCAAAACTTCTCCCTTCTGATTTTTACATGGAAAATGGAAGAAAAGTTATGACTGAAGAATATCATATTCGTAGGGGATATTGTTGTGGTTCGGCATGTAGACATTGTCCTTTCGAACCAAGAGCAACAAAAGGAGTCACGACTTTATTAAAAAAATAAGCGAAGTATATTTATCTGATATGGCAGATGGAACTACATACGGCATAAATTTTCCATTCAGAGATTCTTTAAAGGGTGATTATCTTGAATTAACTGAGTTACAATCTCAGGAGGTGAAGGCTAATTTAATTCATCTACTGTTAACAAGAAAAGGTTCAAGATATTATTTACCCGAATTTGGAACAAGAATATATGAATTTCTTTTCGAACCATTCGATGGATTAACTTTCGATGCTATTCAATCTGATATTAGAGATGCAATTGAACAGTTCATGCCTAACCTTTTGGTTAACGAATTGAGTATCACACCCGCCGACCCTCAAGAGGAAGTCGATATTGCAACAGGGCAAAACTTTGTTGGGACAAGTGAAGCATCAATTTACAGAGCACCTGGTAAAGGAACGTCTGAGTACACTGCAAAAATAAGAATTGACTATTCTCTTAATAATCAAACATTCACTCAAAGTGATTTTGTTATAATCAATATTTAATGTAGATGGCTAATCGTAAAATTTCATATACTTCACGCGACTTTCAGGCAATAAGAACTGATTTATTAAATTACGTAAGAACTTATTATCCTGAACTGATTCAGAATTTCAATGACGCTTCGTTATTTTCTGTATTTTTAGATTTAAATGCTGCGGTTACAGATAACTTACATTACCATATTGATAGGAGTATTCAGGAAACAGTTTTACAGTATGCCCAACAAAAGTCATCAATATACAACATAGCTAGAACCTATGGATTAAAATTACCTGGACAAAGACCATCAACATCACTTGTTGACTTTTCTATAACAGTACCGGCTTTTGGTGATAAGGAAGATGAAAGATATTTGGGGCAACTCGCAAGAGGTTCACAAGTTGTTGGGGCGGGTTTAGTTTTTGAAAATTTATATGATATTGACTTTGCATCGCCATATAACGCTCAAGGATTCCCAAATAGGTTGAAAATTCCAAACTTTAACGCGAACGGAGTACTTGTTAACTATACTATTACAAAAAGAGAAATAGTTGTTAATGGGATTACAAAAGTTTTCAAGAAAGTGGTGACACCAAGTGACGTAAGACCATTTTTTGAGCTTTTCTTACCTGAAAAAAATGTTTTGGGTATTACCAGCGTTTTGTTGAAAGATGGTACACAATATACAAACGTACCAACAAATGCCGAATTCATTGGACTTGCAAATAGGTGGTATGAAGTAGACGCCCTTGCTGAAGATAGAGTTTTTATTGAGGACCCCACAAAAGTTTCGGACCAACCGGGTATTAAAGTTGGAAGATATATTCAAACAAGTGATAGGTTTATTACGGAATACACCGCAGAAGGATTCAAGAAAATGACATTCGGTGGAGGTACCAACACAGCCCAAGACCAATTAGATGAGTTTACAACTTTAGGTCTAACAATGGACCTACAGAAATATTCTAACAACTTTTCTTTAGGTTCAACATTAAGACCTAACTCAACACTATTCATTCAATATAGAGTAGGTGGTGGGTTGAATACCAATTTAGGAACTAATGTTATCAATCAAGTTGGTACTGTAACATTTTTTGTTAATGGACCATCGGAAGCCACAAACTCATCAGTTGTAAATTCCTTAAGGTGTAACAATGTTACTGCTGCGATTGGTGGTGCTAACGTTCCGTCACTTGAGGAAATAAGAAATTATGTTTCATTCAATTTCTCAGCACAAAAAAGAGCAGTAACTGTCCAAGATTATGAATCAATAATAAGAAATATGCCAGGTCAGTTCGGAGCACCTGCAAAAGTTTCTATTACAGAAAATGATAATAAGATTCTTATACAAATTCTTTCTTATGATACATCAGGTAAATTGACAAGTATAGTGTCTAATACTCTTAAACAGAATATTGCAAATTATTTGTCAAACTATAGAATGATGAATGATTATATTTCAATATTCACAGCCGAAGTAATTGATTTGAGTTTAGATATTCAAATAGTGTTAGATTCCGCACAGAATTCAGGTCAAGTTATTTCATCTGTGATTGATGTTGTATCAAACTATTTTGACCCACAAGTTAGACAACTCGGACAAAATGTTTATTTGAGTGAACTTCAGAGTTTGATTCAAAATCAAAATGGCGTTTTGACTGTTACAGGGATTCAAGTTTTCAATGAAGTTGGAGGACAATATTCTGGGTTTGAAACATCAATGGAATATAGTGACCCAGCAACAAAACAAATTGGTCCTGTTGACGATACAATTTTCGCCCAACCATCACAAGTTTATCAAGTTAGATATCCTAACAAAGACATCAGAGTTTCAGTTAAGAATTTCCAATCGGTTACAATGTCTTAACAAGTTTATATTTTTATTTCTTAAGTTATAATTGGAATATCGTGGGTCTTGAAAAAAACCCAATTAACTATTTATAACTAAAAGATTGAATGGGTAATTCTTATAGAATAAGAACAGAGGTAGGGGTTGACCAAACTATTAATATTCAGTTGGACCAAGATTGGGAGTTTTTAGAGATACTTTCTTTGACAATTCAACAAAATGAAGTTTTTCCAAGAGCTTGTGCTGACTATGGTGTTGTTGTAGGAAGGGTTACCGCCAATAATGGATTCGGGATTCCGAATGCAAGAGTTGCTCTTTTCGTACCAATATCTTCGATTGACGAATCAAACCCAATCATACAATCAATATATCCTTACAAATCACCTTCAGATAAAAATGAGGATGGTTATAGGTATAATCTACTTCCATACGAAAAATCATATAGTAAACATGCTGCAACAGGTACATTACCTACAAGGTTGGATGTTTTGACAGGAAATACTACCGTAGAAATATATGACAAATATTATAAGTTTACGGCAAAGACAAATGATAGCGG